TCCTTGACGGTGTTAGGGAATTTGCTAGGCAGTATCTGCAAGTTGAGTTAATGCCTTGGCAGTGTCGAGCGCTTGAGGGTCAGTTGCTTTTTGATGACCAGACTGATCTTGTTAATCGTGTTTCGTTGGTTTCTACTGCGCGACAGAACGGTAAGACGGTTGCACTGATGGCGCTTGTCGGCTGGTGGCTTACTGAGATGCCTAAAGTGCGTGGGGTTAAACAAACGGTGTTGACTACGGCTCACAGACTTGACTTGGCGGTCATGTTGTTTGATAATTTGTCTCCGATACTTAAAAAGTATTTTGACGCTGATTTGATGAAATCTTACGGTCGTAATGCGGTGACTATGCAAGACGGTAGTAAATGGTTTGTGCGCGCCGCTAATCACTCGGTGGGTCACGGTATGAGTTGTGATCTTATTGTGGCTGACGAGATGTGGGATATTTCGCGTGAGGTTATTGACGGTGGTTTATTGCCTGCACAACGCGCTAAACAATCGCCACTTTTGTCACTCTGGTCTACTGCCGGCACAGAGGCAAGTACCGCAATGTTGAAATGGCGTGAGCAAGGATTGCGCGCTATCGACACAAAACAAAATTCAAGTTTTTATTTTGCTGAATGGTCGCCACCGCCAGACATGTCACCACTAGACCCAGCGTCGTGGGTGTGGTCTAATCCTGCACTAGGTACGACTTTAACTATGAAAACTATTGAGGCAGAATCCGAAAACCCAGACCGAGCCAGTTTTCTCAGAGCCAGTTGTAACTTGTGGGTTGCCAGCGATAAGGCATGGATACAGCCGGGTGTGTGGCCTGCGTTGCATTACACAGACCCAATACCTGACGGTGGCACTGTTGCCATTGAGTGCTCGCTAGATGACGCTAGATATTTTGGTGTCAGGTGTGTTGTGTTGCCTGACCATCGCACAGCGGTCACAGTCGAATTTGTGGTTGACACATTTGACCAGGTGCTTGAAGAGGTTGACAGACTGTGCAACATCGGTGGGGTACGGTTTGCAATTACGCCGACTATAGATTTGCATTGGCCTGTCAGACTTGAACAGAAAAAAATTGTTGTTGGTTACGGCGAGATACTTAAATTTACGCCGCGCATTCGAGCAATGATTAATGAGAAACTTATTGTGCACACTGGCGAAGAGATGTTGGCAGAGCATGTGCAGCGCGCGGTTGCGGTCAGGTCACAAAACAGCATTGCGCTATCTAGTCAAAGATCGCCAGGCCCTATTGAGTTGGCTAGGTGCATGGTGTGGGCTGCAGCGCTTGCCAGTCGGCCTACATCTAGTGGCAAACCTATGATCGTGGTTGCGTCACGCTAATCTGTTTGTGGGTGGCTGGCTGTTTACCTGCTTTCTCGGTCTGTTTGCGGCCAGCACCTAATACAACACGCGCGCTAGACGCAGTGGCATACTTAACGCATGGCTAAAACCTTGATTGAATTTATTGCAGACAAAATTAATAAAACTGCAAACACGCAACCACCATCTAAAGCGGCAGCCGCTGGCAACTATTACCAGTCATCTAATAACGGTGGCGCCGGCATGATTGGTCAGTACTACTCGTACATTGAGGGTGACGCGCGCAATCGTGCAATTAGTGTGCCGACAATTAGTCGAGCGCGCGATCTTATGGCATCAGTCCTCGGTTGCATGTCGCTAAAAATGTATACCGAAATTTGGAATGGTAACGAGATGGAAAAAATTCCGCTAGCGCCACGCACTTGGCTACGCAGAATTGACCCACAAGTGCCAAACAATTTTTTGCTTGCATTTTTATTTGACGATTTATTTTTCTATGGCAGAGCGTTTCTTTACATTACTAGTCGTACCGCTGACGGTTTTCCAGCGTCCTTTACGCGTTTGCCTTCCGCAATGTGTCAGACACTCGATCAAAACGGTCCCGTCTGGTTTGCACCGTCAAAACAAATTGTGTTTCAAGGCGCTGAATTAGACCCTAACGATGTTGTGCAATTCTTATCACCGATACAAGGCATTATTTATATGTCAACACAGTCAGTTGCTACAGCAATAAAACTTGAAGCAGCGCGCTATCGAAACGCCAGCTCGGCGATTCCGGCCGGAATCCTTCGGCAGGTTGGCGGCGAGCCCCTATCAGGTCAAGAATTAGCAGACCTTGCAGGCGCGTTTAATTTGGCTCGCGAAACAAACCAGACTGCAGCGCTAAACGAATTTGTTACCTACACCGAGACATTGACAAGCCCTGACAAAATGTTGTTGATTGACTCGGCAGAATTTCAGGCAATGGAAATGGCGCGACTATGCAACATACCGCCATATCTTGCAGGCATATCTGTCGGGTCATATTCCTACCAGTCGAGCAGCGAGGCGCGTATGGACTTGTGGACATTTGGTGCAAAGGCGTACGCAGAATGTATTGCCAGCACGCTGAGCATGAATAATGTTTTGCCTAATGGCACATATGTGGAATTTGATGTAGAGAAATATTTGTCAGGCGAATACGCAATGGGCGACATGAGAGAAACACAAACCGAAACCGAAATAGGAGTATCCTAAAATTATGATCCGCTTAACCCCTTCACAGATCACGGTTGACGCAGCGGCGGTAGAGGGCCTACCGTCGCGGTCAATCTCAGGCGTAGCAGTAACCTACGACGAAACAGCAACAGTTGTAGATGGCACAAAAGTACGATTTGAGCAAGGCTCACTACCGACCACAGGTCGCGACCCAAAACTTTATATGCAACACGACAGCAACCAGATTGTTGGCAAAGTAGTTGACCGTGTTGACACGCCAGAAGGCATGATGTTTACAGCCAAAATTAGTGCCACTCGACTAGGCGACGAAGCGTTAACGCTTGCTAATGACGGTGTAATTGACGCTGTATCGGTTGGCGTAAACCCTACAAAATTTAGGTACGACGATGACGGCACAATGATTATTGAGTCGGCCGTCTGGTCAGAATTGTCGCTAGTAAGCGAGGGCGCATTCAGCGGTGCAGTCATAACGCAAGTCGCGGCGAGTATCCCACAAACAGAACCACAAATAGAGTTAAATGAAACTATACCTACACAGGAGAAACCAATGTCAGATCAAATTGAAACACCAGTAGTCGAAGCAGCACAATCAACTGTTGACAAATTGTGGGCAAAACCTGCACGCGAATTTGCTATGCCAACACCGGGCGAATATCTTGCAGCAATGCACATTGGTGGCGACACACTAATTAATGTTCAGCAAGCAGCAAGAGCGGCGTACACAAAACGACAGTCAGCATTGCAAGCAGCAGCAGGCGACATTCTTACAACCGATACACCGGGTCTGTTGCCAGTGCCAGTGCTCGGGCCACTGTTTCAAGATTTAAACTTTGTGCGACCAGTTGTTACAGCATTTGGTGCGCGCGCAATGCCGAACACACCTAGCAAAACATTTATCCGACCAACAATTACCACGCACACTAGCGCTGCTACACAAACAGAAGGCGCGGCAGCGTCGGCAACAACAATGGTGATTGCTTCAAACACAGTTACTAAAACAACTGTTGCAGGTCAAGTCACGATCACAAGACAGGACATGGATTTCACTGACCCATCGTCAATGCAATTAATTCTTAATGACTTGGCTGGCGAGTACTTGATTAAAACTGACGATGTTGCAGCCGATGCACTCGTCTCAGGTAAGACTGCATCAGGTTCAACATGGACATTTGACCAAGACAATCCTGCAACTTTGATTGACGCACTGTATGACGCAGCACGCGAAATTACAGAGGACAGCAACTACTTCCCAACACACTTGTGCGTTTCGCCTAATGTGTGGGAAAAATTAGGTCGCCAGTTAGACGGAAGTAATCGACCTGTTTTAGGTTATGTAACTGATGGCATTATGGGTCAAAACTCAATCGGTAAAACAACTGGTTTGGCGTACACCAAAATGAATGTGCTCGGACTTGAATTGGTAGTTGACAACAACTTTGCAACCGACACAATGCTTGTTGTTTACGCACCGGGTTTTGAAATCTACGAAGCACAACAAGGCATTTTGTCTGTTGATGTACCGTCAACACTTAGTCGCACATTTAGTTACTACGGTTACTTCTCAACATTTGTTGCCAAGTCATCGTTTATTCAGGGCATCGTAATCGCCTAGTCGCATGGCGGAATGACCCGTCATGGCAACTTACAAAACACAAACTAAACAATTACTAAATAACTACGCCTGCATTAGCACTCTCGAGTCAACTGAAATTGCGTTAGGTGAGTCGGTAACGGTTGCAGGTTTAGCTGCACCATTTGCTGGCACATTTACTGTGCTTGCGTTGCCACAATATTTGTTTACAGGTGTTGACGGTACAACTGGCGAACTGCTATTTGACGAAAATAAGCCAGTACCTAACCAAGTGTTGTACGCATGCACTGGCGCGAGTGTCGAGTTTAATGTTGACTACTCAGGCAGTGTCACCTATACACAAACATGTTCGTGGATTACCGCAGCACAAATATTGACATACTTAGGCATAGCTACAGCGACCGTTGATGACACTACATTTGTGACACAGTGCGCAAGCGCTGCTAACTCATTTTGTTATCGCAGACGACAAGAGGTTGGCTATTTTGACAGCCTTACAACATCGCCTAGCGGTGATGTCACATTAGGAACGATCATGTATGGCAGTGCGTTGTATCGCCAGCGCGGTGGAATTTCGGATTTTTCTAGCTTCGATGGTATGTCTGCAGGCTCGACTAACGGACTGTCGCCACTAGTAAAGCAGTTGCTAGGTGTTGACAGACCACAGGTTGCCTAATGGCAGCACAGGCGTACACCGATCTATTTAATACAGCCATAAACACGCTGGCAACCACGCTAAACGCAATCACAGGGCTTGTATGCATCACAGACCCACGCAATGTACAAGCGCCATGCGTACTGCTAGACGCGCTGTCATTTACAGCGTTCAATAACAACATTGTTGACCTATCAATCCCGGTCACAGTTATCAGTCTCGGGCCGAGTAACGCAGACGCATACCGCAACGCACTTAATGTTGCAGCCAAAGTTTTAGCAGCCAATGTCGCGGTCACTGACGGCAGACCCACAACGCTAACCATTGGCGGTGTCGACTACCCTGCACTATCGTTAAACATACAAATGAAAGCATCAACAACATGAGCAAATATCTAGTGACCAGTAATCGACTTATTTGGGCGCGTGACACCGTTATTGATACAGCTGATCTAGAGCACTCAAACATTGATGTGCTGGTTGCTGGCGGTCACATATCCCCACACAAGCCCACAAAATCTGTTAAAACTATTACTGAACCAAAGGACTAACTATGGCTACTAGCGTTTATCTATCTAACCCAGTCGTGACAATTAACAGCGTGGCGCTGACCGATCAGTGCACTAGCGCAACTGTTAACTATGTTTACGAGCAACTAGAGACAACATCGTTTGGTGACACGGCGCGCAAATTTGGCGGCGCTGCAGTTACATCGTTGCAAAACAACAGCATTGAAGTTGAGTTGTATCAGAGTTACGCAGCAAGCGAAACAGAAGCAACAATCTTTGGTCTAGTCGGCATAGTTACAACAATTCTTGTTGCGCCAGCGTCAGGCATTGCTACAGCGACAAACCCGATCTACACATTGACCGGGTGCTATCTTGAGTCACACACACCGATTAATGCATCACTTGGCGAACTGTCAACTATTACATTGTCGTTCGCTGGTGGCGTGCTTACTAAAGCAGTCTCATGATCGCGCGGCACTGGCCGCTGAGAACTAAAAAACAAAAACAAACCGAGAGGGTACAACCATGCAACTGACTTTAAAAGTCACACTTAAAGATGCAACACATCAAGTCACAACAAACATGATGACAATTGTGATGTGGGAACGCAAGTACAAACGCAAAGCATCGCAAATGTCAGACGGTATCGGCATGGAAGATTTGTCATATTTGGCGTACGAAGCGTCACGCGCACAAGGCATCACAGTCCCAGCGCTACTTGATGACTACATAAAAGATATTTTGAAACTAGAGGTGGTTGATACAAACGACCCAAAAGCAGACGCGGTTCATACCGCTACGGATTAGCGCAGATACTTGTGGCAACAGGATTTTGGCCGTCAGAGATCACATTTGAATTAGATGACATGAACACCGTCATCGAGATGATTAACAAAGATCGCAAGGCGCGCTAATGCCAGTGTCAACAACTATTCAGGTGGTCGGTGTTAAGGACACTATTAACGCGCTACGCAAAATTGACCCACAGTTACAAAAAGACTTTAAAGCACAGGCAACACAAATTGCTGAGCCAGCAATTAGCGCTGGCAGGGCGGTCTATACACAAGTGCCATTATCTGGCATGGCTTACAATTGGACTAGTAACGGTCGCAAAGTATTCCCATTCACGGTCAGCAAAGCAGTCAAAGGTGTACGCATGAGATTTGACACACGACGCAACGCTGTTGGCGTAATCCTGATTGAGCAAAAAGATCCTGCAGCAGCAATCTTTGAAACAGCAGGTCGCGCAAACGCAAACAAATTAAGCAACAATCTTGAGCCAGTAACAGCTGGTCGCACTCGACTTATCGGCCCAGCGGTTTACAAAGCACGACGCAAGATTGAGCGCGAAATGCAGGCAATGATTTTAGACACAATACGCACAGTGCAAAAGGACATCTAAACATGTCACTATCTATACCAATTATTAGCGAATTTAGTGACAAAGGCATTAAAAAAGCAATTGCAGAATTTAAACAACTTGAAGGCGCTGGCGCTAAATCGGCGTTTGCATTAAAAAAGGCAATGTTGCCAGCAGTTGCAGTTATCGGCACACTGGCTGCAGGTCTGACAGTTGCAACTAAAGCAGCAGTTGAAGATCAAAAAGCACA